CGACTACTGAAAAACAAAAACTTTCGAGCGGGCATTTTTACGCTTCCGTCCTTGTTTTTTGTGCCTTCCTGGACATACAAAGGATAGGGCTTGCCCTCGTCGGTCGTCGCTTTAGTTCCAAACTCAAGCGACCTTTTGCCGATCAAAACAATAGAGTCCGAAGTATTATTTATTATCGAACGCTTCAGTTTTCCCGACGCTCCGCCACCAGAGATTTTCTTTCCCTTGTTGACTTTGCCGGGCTTTGCTCCTGTTAAAATCGGCGTCCCTGGCGCTAAAATAAACTTTCTCCTGGAGTATTTATCCGAAAGCGGCGGATATTTCCCAAAACCCTTTAGAATAAAATTCTTTTTGGATTCTTTTTTAATAATCCGTACTGCTTCTCCCATCGAAAAAGACAAATCCAGGCCTGACTTAATCGCTCGCGCCATGACCTTTTTGAATTGGTTGTCGGCGTCAACGTCATAGGAAACGGGATTTTCAGCCATGATGCTCTACCATTGCCTTGTGTCCCGTTCCCAGATTGGCAAAATATTGTTGGACGCATTGTAACTTTTCACTCCCTGTTGAGAAGAAAGGGCCGTCGCGTCATCCAAAATAACCTTGCCTTTCTGGATCATTTCAAGTTTTTTCTTCGCTTCCCGGTAAGCCGCCCCCTCATTGATTGCTTGAGGAACAAACTTTTCCGGGATAGGAACATCCTTTTTCAGATTCAGGACTTTAGCGACGCGATAAGCAACACAGGCAATAGAAATATTTTTCAGGATTTTTCTTGCCTCGTTTCCAGTGATTGGAATTTCGTATCGATTAGAGACAATCGCATTAATATACGCCTCTTCTTGATTAATATACTCTGTGACCTCGGTCTCCGTAATAGCGGAGGAAGTGTCAAAGGTAATATTTTTGAATTCCGCCTCAATGTCGGTCGCCGTCGCGTATGCCATTATTGATCCTTGATTTGACCGTCCCGCAAAAACTTTTCCGCAAAACGTCCTGTATATTGGGAGCCTCGCTCAAACAATCTGCCGTCTTCCTGTATTGGATAAACCACAATAAAGCGCGGTTCGGGTTCCGGCTCCTTGTCGAAATAAATCTCAAGCCCCCGGATTTCGTCGCTTGTCGGATTACCTGACAAAATTTGAGCAATCAAATCGTCTTTCGAGCTTGCCATTTTTAAATTTAGGCTCGGAAAAAATCTGATTAATTTTTCTTTTGTCAGGCTCGCAAGCATTGCCCTATCCATACTGCCTCTTCTATGCGACCGCGTCTTTGATGAGATAACCCGCGCCGACATCGGTTATAAGGTCATCGTAGGTAATGTCGACCAAAACGCGCTCGGCGTTTGGCGGGTCGTCAATTCGGCTCCTAAACACTCTATGAGCGCGAGTTTTCGCGACGTTGAAACCAAGCGTAGTTATTCGCTTTGTTCCATTTACAGGCGCGAAACCATAAACAATATTTTTCCCCCATGTCGGCGTAATAACGGCTGTTTGCCCCTCTTTTGAGGAGTCGTACTGGCTCCAGGCCATTATCAAGCGATCTACTTTCATAACCTGTCGCAATTGCTCAAGGCTGAGGCCATTGCCGACATTCCCGACATATTTATACAAATCGAGCAAATCCGGGTGAAAACTCAAGGCGTTTTCAACATCCCAGGTCAAAAGAGCAAATCCGCCTTTCATGCGCGTGTCTTTGCCGGTCTTGGAGTAAATCGAAGCTCGCGCGGCCCTAAAAACCTCAAGAGGCTTAGAGTTATCATAGTCGTTAAATTGATCCGTTCCCGACAATGTGACGTTATTGGTTAAAGTCGCGGTATCTGTCAAAACCGAAGAAAGCGCAAACTCGCGTCCGAGCAGTAAACGGTCTGTAACATCCATTGTGGCGTCAACTCGCGCATCAAAAGGTTGAATCTCGTTATCGATTTCTTCTTCGCTAAGCGTAACTCCAAGACCGTGCTTTTCGAGTATATAACGGTCGCTATCCTTTGTGTCTACCGTGATTTTAGGATACTCGGTCATCCCGCCAACCAAATCATGAACAATGCGTAGATGTTCATTGCCATATTTGCCAATTTTACCAGTACTTTTCTTGACAATCGTTGAGGTTAGCACTTGATTTGCCACCAGCCCCTCGACATTATGACGGCGACTAACATCGCCTAAGAGCCTGTCTTCACGCGCCCTTGTTACTGTTGTTGCCATTTTATTATTTTCTCCTTATTAAATTATGGATGAATATAAAGGACTGGAATCACGTCAATGGTTTCATCCGCCCCGGTTGAGGCTGACAAAGCAATTGCCACCACAATATCGCCGGGTGTGGTTGTCGCGTCCATTTTGCCGGTCGCCAAAGCCTTCAGTTTGTCATTCACTGAAATGGCGTCATGAGAAATCGCCTTTGCGAACGGATAGCCCGGCCCGTTAATGATCGCGTCTTCACCTGTGTCCGGCGCATTCATTAAAAATCCGTAGCCAACCGCGCCAGTTGCGCCGCCAGTGACATCCACATCGCCGGAGCTGTCGCCGACGTAATAATATTGACTCGATGTTAAATCCGCGGCGGCTTGAAAAATGACCGGCTCGGCCAGTTTTATATAGGAAACCGGCATTACCTCAAAAATATCATCCGTTGCCGCACTCTCAAGAGCTACGGCCGCGACTACATCGCCGGGAAGGGCATTAAGCATTTTTCCGGTTGCGTCGGCTTTTAGTTCCGTGACTTTCCCGGCCGCCAACGTGATCGTTTCGGCGGCGATACCTTTCGCGCCTCCGCCGATTGTCGCAATTTCGCAAGCTTCGTTGGCTTCGGGATTGTTCATCAAAAATCCGAATCCGAACGCGCCGTTAGTGCCTCCGGCTATGTTTGCCAGACCGGAGCCGTTGTCACTCACATATAAAAATTGACTGGAGCTTAGATCGACGGCGGCTAAAAGCGATCTATTGTAACGCGCTGTATAATGACTTGCCATTTTTTTCTCCTTATTGACCGGCCTGGGCCGCGAGTTTTGGGTTTTCGGACAATACTAGTTTCATGGCTTCACCAAACTCGCATTCATCCGCTTTTGCTTTTTCTTCCGCGAGTTTCAAGAGTTCGCCGGATGCTTTTTCCTGACTCATGTCTTCGTCGCTTTGATAATTTTGTCCAGCGTCGCGAAGCTTAATAGGTTCGTTAAGTTTCGCGTACTCCGCGAAATCTTGCGCCATGAATGGCTTCCGCTGAGCTTCGCAAACTTTCCCCTCCGACAGCATTTGGTCAAACTGAGCCTTGCGTTTTGCGTCGGCCATTTCCCGCGTCATTGACTTAAGGTTTTCTTCGAGCTTTTCAATTTTTCCTTCGGCAAGTTTCAGCTTGTCGCTTGCGTCCGTTGAGTTCGACATTTCCTCTGTCAATTTTTTGTTTTGATCTTCCGAAAGTTTTAAATCAGACTGCGCTTTTCTCAAGTCATCCTGAGTTTTTCTTAGTTCTTCGGAAAGCTTTTTGTCCTTTTTCATCAGGCCGCAAGCGAGCAAAAATTCCTTTTGATCGTCCGGCGACATTTTACTAAAGGATTCAGCGAGTTTTTTCGGCATGTTAACACCTTTTTTAAAATTAATGTCCGGTTCGTCGCCAGACAGCTTAAGAGACTCAAAAGCGGCGCGTCTGCTTTCTGATAGTAAGTGCACAGCTTCCATGTCCCGGAGAAAGGGGACGTTAGTTAACGTTGCCCCCTTGAGAATGATATCAAATTTTTTGCCCGTTTCCGCATCCTGGTAGTTGCGGCGGATTGAGGGCGAAACAAATTTAAATTCTTTCGTTTTGATTTTTTCGGCCGCTTTGGGAGTCCAGTCAACCTCCGCAAAAAGAGCGTTTGCGCCGTTTTTGTCTTTGTCAATTTCAAGACTTGTGATCCAACCAGCCGCTATGTCCTCTTCCTCATGTTTGTAATCAAACGGCAAAACAGGCTTTCCTTCCAACTCTTGACGCCGGATATTTTCATCAAGTCCTAATTTCATCTTCTGCAGGTCGTCCAGAGTGATCGAAAAATTCCCATAAATTTCATGTTGAAATTTTCCAACTTTAGCGACCTGGACTCGCTTGGATGTGTTTTCGGCTAATTGAAAAATCATATTACAGGGTTATGCTTTTTTCGATCTGTTCAATTTGATTGTCCGTGCCCTGGATACTAAGGCCCGCCGGACTTACCGGCTTATTTCCAGGTCTTCCTGAGATTTGCGCCTTGATCCATGAATTACAATTATGATGAAGTGGCGGCAACTTATCACTGACAACATACTCCTGTTTTGAGAAGACACGGCCCGCAAGTTCAATGCAAATCGCGGCTTCCGGGCTCGGATTGGTAAAGATAAAGCTTTCAATTTTATCCAGCGTTTCCTTTTTCTGGAAGATCGCATTTCGGGCAATGTTGACGGCATTCGCGACAGCATTCGGGCCCGCGACTCGAACGCTTGCGCCCTCGACATAATTTTTTACCACTTGCAGTAAATTCGCCTCCATTTGCGCTTCAGTCGGCAAAACGTCGGCCTTGCTGGTGAAACTGAAAAAGAGATTTTTTCGCAAGTCTGCGTCTTGACTCTCTGTTAAAAGGTCAGCTTGAGAAGCTCCGGCGGATTTGGACTCGGCCGGCAAATCCCTAATTTCTGATTCTTCGGCAAGTTTTAGGCCGTCGGAGGAAAGCTCTTTTTTTACACCGCTTGTGGCTTGAACATAAACCTCCGCGAGCACATTTGCTAATATTCGTTTATATTCATTTTTGCCGGGAACCTTCAGTCGGTTAACTTGTTCCATGCGCTTTGATTTTGGCGCGTTTCTCCAAATCTCCATCATTTGAGCGACTAATTTTTCGCCTCTTGGCGTTATACTGTTTTGCATAATTTTAGTCATCTCTTTGCCGACACGCTCAATGTTTTGCCCGACGCTCTTTTCAGCAAGATTATATTCAATTTCTGAAAGCCGGACTTCGGTAAGCTGAGACACCGGAGAGGGGGAGGAAAGCCCTTCCTCGAAGTCCGGCAGATTATAGCGTTTATGAATGATCTCTTTTAAGCGATCTGTAACCTGGATTAAATCGTTTTCCTTGAGAGTCTTAAGGACTTCGGCAAATTCTTTGCCTGCCTTGTCGTTGATCCCTTCAATTTTGAGTTCGGGGTATTTTTCTTGCGGCCCAAAATTAGCCCGGACGAGCATCGGGATTAATTTAGCGTTTATAGATGAAGTCACGGCATCCGCGTAAACCTGAATCCCGGACAAGAAAATATCAGAAAGGTCAGTTCCAAGGGCGTAAGAACCAGAACCACTCAAGCCTAGTTCCATGAAATTCGCCAAAAAACTTTTGGTCATTCCGATATTTTCAGCCTCAATCGCTTTTTGCACTTTTTCCGCGTCATGCTCGATTTTGAGCGATTCAATTTTAAACCCCTCCGGCATAGTCATATATTGCCGCTCATGACTCACAAAGCGCGAAAGAGAATCCTCAAGAGCTGTTTGTTCGGTTGAATTTTCCCGGCCTTGTGGGATAACTCCGATAGGAATTCCAGTCGCCGCGCGCTCTATACCGATCATCTGCAATTTTCGCATAACATCTTTTCGGAGCCAGTTTCCATACACGGGCCGCAGCATTGATATCCCTTCGTATAAGTCGCCCTCCATTTCTGGGGCGATATGCAAGAGAAAATAACCTGGAATGAAAACGTCCTGCGCTCGCTGCGAATTGTCTGTTTGCCTGACCTGTTCAAGCTCTCCGCCTTTCGATAAATACCACTCCTCGATTGTTTTCGGCGAACGCCAATCGAGGCCACGCAAACCAATATAATTTCCGTAAACCGGATCATCTTTGACGATCTTGTTTGTGATCTCAAAAAGAGAATAGCCAAACTCGACAGATGTTAAAGTTTCTCGTTTAAATTTCTCAAATGTTTTTGGCTGGCGTTCCGTCCCCATGTCGTTAAACAAAACATGAGCAATAA